TTTATAGACAGTGCTGGATTGATGGCAATGATGGTCAACAGGCAACACGTCAGATATTTTGGTTAAAGAATCATGCGGATATGTCAGACAAAAAAGACCTGAAGCTATCCGGTGAAATAACAAGTAGCGTTGAAGTGGTTCGCTATGAGCTGCCTGATAATCACACCGACGCAGGGCAGAGAAGCCCTCTGCCTGATGTGTTAGAGCTGATTGAAGAATAGTATTATTTTAGGGCCGCAAGCAGGCCGACAGGCTCAGGCTTCAGCTAGTTTAGCTGACATTGTCATATTTGGCGGGGCCGCTGGCGGTGGCAAATCACACTGGCTATTGCTTGAAGCCGCTAGACACTTTCAGAATCCAAACTATGTAGCAAAGATCTTCAGGCGCACATACGCACAGGTGGCCGGTGGTGGTGGTCTTTGGGACAAAACATTTGAAATGTACATGGCTCTTGAGGGCAAAGCTAATAACTCTGACCTATCTTGGGAGTTTCCAAGCGGGGCTTCCGTATCTTTTGGCCATTTGCAGCATGAGAAGGACAAGTACAGCCATCAAGGCAAAGAGTATGCATTCATCGGCTGGGATGAGCTAGACCATTTCACTGAATCGCAGTTCTGGTATCTGTATAGCCGCAATCGTTCAACGTCAGGCGTAAGGCCGGTAGTTCGAGCGACGATTAACCCGAACCCGAACCACTTTGCAAAAGAGCTTATACGGTGGTGGCTTGATGATAAAGGCCAATTCCCTGATCTTGCCAAGGCCGGTCAATTGCGTTGGTTTGTTCGAGGGCATGATCAGGCGTTGCTCTGGCACGATACGCACGAAAAAGAGTTTGTGCAGTACGTCAAGGACATGCGACGGGAGATAGACAAAGGATTTCAGCCCACGTCGATCACGTTTATTCCTTCGAGTATTGACGATAATCCAGCACTGTTGAATAAAGACCCTGGTTATAAAGCTCGATTGCTCTCGCTGCCATTGATCGAACGTCAAAGGCTACTTTATGGCGATTGGCTGATACAAGCTGCTGCTGGGCTCTATTTCAAACGTGAATGGCTTCCGATTAATCCGAGGCCGCCAAAACCTGACAATATTGTTCAGATGGTCAGATACTGGGATCGGGCTGCCACTGCTCCTGATAAACCTGGTTCAGATCCTGACTATACTGTCGGGGTTCTGATGGCCAAGCTAAAATCTGGCGTGTTTATGATTCTGGACATGGTTCGGATGCGTGGTACACCGTTAGACGTTGAGCAAACAATCATGCGTACCGCTGAATCAGACCGCTCTATTTGGGGTAATGTTCAGATTGCTTTAGAGCAAGACCCAGGACAAGCCGGTAAAGTTGAGATCGCTCGATACATCAAAATTCTGGCAGGCTATCCGGTTAGAGCGTATCCGGTCCACAAAGACAAGCGCACTAGAGCAAACCCACTGAGCGCACAAGCTGAGGGTGGCAATGTTCAGCTATTAGCAGGTGCTTGGAATGAGCCAATGATCAACGAGCTTGAAGGATTCCCCGACGCACCGCATGACGATATCGTTGACGCATGCTCAGGTGCTTTTAATGCCATGACCAATAAAAAATCTTCATTTGCGAGTAACGTATGAGCGTAAGATCTGCCTTGAAATCCAGGATGGACGGGTTTAAAAACCTGCTCACAGGCTACGGGACAAGCAGAGATCACGGTGAGCAGTTTACCTTCAGCCGTGATGCGTTGATCAACTCGCAGACTCTCAAGGATATGTACAGCGATCATGAGCTTTGTTGGAAGCTTGTTGATCTATTGCCTGATGACGCATTAGCAGCGGGCATTGAGATTAACGAAGATGACGAAGATCTGATTGAAGAAAAGCTAAAAGCGATCAAAGACCCATCGGGTATGCCGTGCGGTCTTGAATCTGCTATGGATGAGTGCCTGAAGATGGCTCGTGTCGATGGCGGTGCAGCAATCTACCTGATGATTAACGATGGCCTGGAGCCTTGGATGCCGCTGCGTAAAGATGCAGAGCATGAAATCCTAGAAGCCGTTTGCATCGAAAAGGATTACCTGCAGCCTGTGGGTGAAGTCAAGCGCACAGGACGCAATGAACTTTATCAGATGGTTGGCCAGGACGGCCAAAACCTGATGATCCACCGTGATCGCCTCTTGTTTGATTACGGGGCAAAGGTCAGCCGTGACCGCATGATTGAGTTCAACGGATACGGTCAGAGCATTATTCGTCGCTGTTGGCGTCCTCTGATGGCCTATTCAGTGGCTCATGGCATGGTTCCCAATATCCTGAAAAGCTATATTCGTGACGTGTTGAAATTGCACGGGCTCAATGATCTGAGCATGAATGACTGCGAAGATAATCAGGCTCAGTTTTGGGATCGGATGGATTATCAGTTTCAGGCTGAATCATTGCTCAAAATGACGGTGATCGATGCCGAGGATGCGTTAGAACGTCATACAACAAGCGTTGCGGGCATCAATGACCTCATCCGCAATCCTGAGAAGTGGATTTGCGCTGCTTCAGGGATGCCGCATACAAAGTTGTTTGGCGAGCAATCAGGCGGGGTATTGACTCAGGCCGGAAGCACACAGTCAGAAGATTGGGCCAAGGCTGTCGCCGCTTATCAAAAGCAGCACCTCAAGCCCATGTATCAGCGGGTGTTTTACATCTTAACCGGTCGGTGGGATGTTGAATTCACATTTTGCCCGATTGATAAACCGAAGCAGAAAGAGCAATCAGAAGTATTTGTCAACGTGGCAAACGCAGTCAGCAAACTTGTTCAGACTCAGATTATCAGCCCTGATGAGGCTGCTACCATGTTTGATGGCGAGCAGCTACGCATGACCCCCAAACTAGACGATGAAGCCCGTCAAATGCTCTCAGAGCAATCATTAACAACCTACGAGGAATCCGACAATGGCAGAGAAGAAAGCCAAGCCCAAAGCGAAAGCGAAGCCTAAAGCAGACGAAGCGGTATTTGATGCCGTTGAACTGCCTGAAGTAGAAATCATGCCCGAATTAGAGCAGGCAATCAATGAGCCTGTTAATCCAGTTCACACAGCCTCAGATCTCGCTCAAATGGCCCGTGCTGCCAAAGCAGGCAAAGCAGACATGCAAGACGTCATTAAAGCCCACGAAGCCTATTTAAAGGCTATTGTCCAAGGCGCTGTTGCTCCTGCTGCTGATATTGAGTTTGTAAAAAATCATATGAAGTATCTCAAAACACTGTGATCGATTTGATAGAGCCTGAAAAAGAGTTATACAACAACATGAAGCCGCCTTTCTCCTATTATGGCGGAAAGCAAAGACTAGCTAGGCGCATTGTAAAGCTATTGCCGCCTCATACTGTTTACTGTGAGCCGTTCTGTGGATCTGCTGCGGTGTATTTCAAAAAGGGATTACCACCAATCGGTAATAGTCATTATTACCGAGAAGTTTTAAACGATACGAATCAGCAGTTAATCGGCTTTTTTAGAGACATGCAAGACCCTGTTAAACGTGCTGAATTAATCGAGCGCTTAGAGTGGACACTATACAGCCAAGATGAACATAAGCTTGCAAAGGCCGGATCTGATTCGTGGTCGTGGTTTTGTAATGTCAATTGGGCATTTGGGAATAAATTAAACGGTAGCTTTGGAATTAATTTAAATAGCCGCAACAGTGCCGCCTCTCATTTTAATTCTGTCCAAAGATTAAAAGAAATCCGTGACCGTTTTAAAAATACTTTTATTATGAGCGAGCCCGCTTTGAAAGTAATTCAGCGCATGGACTCACCGCAAACATGCTTTTATGTTGATCCACCATATCCCGGAGCACATCAAGGGCATTACAGCGGATTCTCACAAGCTGATTTTGACGAGCTTATAACCGCTTTAGATTCGCTTATGGGTTCTGTTGTCTTATCTTGTTATAACAACGCCTCAGTCCCTAGTCATTGGGCAAAACATGAGTTTGATGCTATTGCATCAAGCAAAGGGATCACGGGTAAGAACAGAAACCACAGCGAAGTATCTAATTTTAGAGATGACGCAAAGCGTGTGGAATGTGTTTGGGTAAAGCCTGCCTCAATGAAGATGCGTGATGATTTGTACATCAAGGCATTAGAACACTACAAGCACTTTCAGAGCATCTAATGCGTATCCCTGCGTCAGTGTACCCAAGAGGCGCAGAGCGTGACTATTTAAGGGCAATTTTAAACGAGCTTAACCCGTGGCTTGAGTCAATCAAGCAGGGTGTAACTGCTGTCAGGCGTGACGGTGAGCGAATGGATGGAATATTTGATTCAGTCTTTGATAATGCCCGTATCGCTTGGCAAGGCGTAACCACTCGGATGCTGACCACAATTCGACGTGTGTTTAACCAGGTGGACGCCAATTTTACCCGCAATTTTGAGAGACAGATTGATGCTGCTGAGACAAGCAGACGGATGCCTTCAATATCTCTCAGACGTGGCATGTTGCCGTTTGGTGCTGTCGATGGCCTACAAGGTCAATTGGATGATTTCACAAGGCAGAATGTTCAGCTAATACGCTCTATTGGTGACGATGCCGCAATGAACATTGAGCGATTGGTGCAAGATGCCGTTAGCCGTGGTGAAAGCACAAGGCAATTAGCCAAACAGATCGCAGAGCAGGCGGGCATAGCCAAGCGCAGAGCTGCCACAATAGCCCGTGATCAGGTTGGCAAGCTTAACGGTCAGATTTCAATGCTCCGGATGAAGGAAGCTGGGATCGGCAAATATAAATGGCAAACCATGATGGACTCACGTGTGAGAACAGAGCATAGAGAGCTTCAAGGCAAGATCAGGACATGGGATCAAAGCCCAATTCCTGGTGGGCCCATCAATTGCAGATGCTCAAGTTTACCGGAATTAACAGACGAGGATTTTGGATTATGAGTGTAACACGCACAGCGATCAGCCGCATTGATGGCGGGTTTACTAAAACTGATGAGGGGTTCCTCGATGTGACCGTATTCCCTACAAAGGTTGGGATTTTTAACTATCTCAGATCTGACGGGTCTATACGTCGTGAGCTTCGCAGCCGTGAAGAAGTCCACAAAGCAGACAGCCTTAAAACACTGATTAACAAGCCGCACACAAATGATCACCCTCCAAAGAACTTAAATAGCCGTAACGTCAAAGCCTACAAAACAGGCCATGTATACGGTGATCACGTTGTACATGATGACGGGATTCACACACGAGCAAGATTGCTTGTGACCGATCAGGATGCTATTGATGATATCGAGCAAAGAAACAAAACGCCTGTCTCATGCGGGTATACCTGCGATATGGACGAAACGCCTGGGATTGATCCTGAGTTTGGCGAATACGATGCCAAGCAATTAAACATACGCTACAACCATTTAAGCAGCGTTTGGAAAGCAAGGGCGGGTGATGGTGCCCGCATAACACAAGATTCAGACGACGATTTTGTACGCTTTGACGCCTACGAGATTGACGATGATATAAAAGAAATCAATAAAAAAGAGGGGTTGCCTAAAATGGGTAAAATCCGTATTGATGGGCATGATTTTGAAGTCGAACAGGCTTTAGAGATTGCCCATGCTAATCAAGTAAAGGCTGATGCCCAGGCGTTGAAAGACGCTCAGGTAGCCGCTGAAAAAGCTGATAAACTCAGCAAAGAATTACAAGCTAAATTAGACGAAGCTCAAGACAAAATCAAGGAGCTTTCAGCGGTTGACGTTGATGCTCGTGTTGACTCTGTTTTAGCTTTCCGTGAACAGGTTAAGCCTGTGCTTGGCGCTGATTATGACTTTAAAGGCAAGTCAGAAGTTCAGGTTAAAAAAGATGCGATCATGAAAGCCCGTCCCCAAGCTAAGCTTGACGGTCAAGATGATTTGTATATCAACGCTCGCTTTGATGCTGTAATGGAAGATCTGCAAGCGAATCCACCAAAACAAAATTCAAGCAAAAGCGTGAATGATGCCTATGATAACGCCAAGTCTCAGGACAACAGCGATTGGGGCGCACGTTTTGACCTTGAAGAAGCTTTAGTATAAGGGGTAAAAGAAAATGGCTCAAACGACTTTTAATTCAGAGCTGAACACTTACACAGAGGGTCAGTTAGTTTCTGATCGTCTGAACAGTAAAATTGTCAGCAAAAAAGTAGACGATGCAAACGGGATCGCTTTGGGGCGCTTTGTGGGTGCTTTAGATTCTGACGAAAAAACAGTTTCTAATCTGTACTCAAACCAGGCAACAATTGTTCTTGATGCTGACCTTGTTTCATCTAACAGCGTTGCATGTTCTATCGTCGTAAATGGAGTAACTACAGCATTAACCGCTACAGTTTACGCAAGCTCACATCTCGCAACAATGCAGGCCATTGAAACCAAGCTGGAAGCCGTTGACGGAATTTTGTCTGCAACTGTTGGCGGTGCTAATAATCGTACCATCACCATTTTGGCTGACCCTGAAACTGATATCTACGTCTCAGTGTTCACAGTGACATTAGGTGCTTCTCAGGCTACAGCTACTTTAGCGAATACCTGTACTTTGACAATCATCGGGCCATCTGTGGCTGAAGAGTTAGCTCCTCAATCTGATGGCTCAGTCATCTTTGAAGATACTGAAGCCGTTGGTGCATTGCGTAAAGGAAATATCGCTATTCAGGCTGATGGCACAATTGCGGTCAGTGGCACTGTTTACGTCAGATTCTACGAAGAATCAGCATCTAATAAAAAGCGTGGCATGTTGGCCACTGCTGCGGGTTCTTCTCCCGTGAAAGCCATTGCGTTAACCGCTGGCACATACAAAGTCGAACAAGCAATGAGTTCGGGCGCTTTGGGCGTTCTGGCTCTCAATAACGTTTAGGAAGGTTTTAAACAATGTCATCAACTAATATCCCTGTTGTTGTCAATGATCGCGGGATCTTCCGCGCGGATTATTGGGAAGAACTCAAGCAAGATCGTGCTAAGTATTTGGAGCAAACCAAAGAACAGCGCAAAATGGATGCGTTCACTAACGAACAAATGACCCGTCGTTTGGAGCGTGAATTGTCTATTGATACCAAATTAGACAGCACACAAACAAATTTTGTGAGCCGTTCACTGATCTATACACTGTCTCAAATGAAAATGATTGCACACCGTGAGCGCGCAGACATTTTAGAGCAGGCTTTCATGGTCAATCGTGAAGGTGGGGCTGGCGTTCGCTCAATCGCTTATGAAGAACTGGATTTATCCGGTGAATTCAAGCTGTTGGCTGGATCCGGCACTGACTTAAACGAAGTCGGCTCAACTCTGGCAGAAACTTTACATAAAGTGTACGTGTACGCTGCCGCAATGGGCTGGACTCAAGAAGATCTTGAAAATGCCGCTTATTCAAGCCGTAACGGTAATCCGGTGGATTTGGGATCACGTAAACGCATGGCAACTATGCGAGCTGCTACCAAATTGAAAAACCAGATCGCTTTTGGTGACGATAACAGCACTCATGGCGCTCCTGGCTTGTTCCAGAAAGCACTAAATATGGTTTCAATCGGTGGATCATGGGGCTCATCAACTGCTGACGCTATCTTGGCAGATTCGTTAGAAATCATTAACGAACCTGAGAAAGATACTGAAGATTTTTCAGCAGAGATCTACATGCTCGATACCACAAGCCATACGTTTATGAACAAACCACGGAACAATACGGATACAAGCATTTCCCAGTACATTCTGAATAATACCTCTGTCCGTGCGATTCTGAAAACAAGCTATCTGGACAGCGTAACAAGCGCCACTAATAGCTTATCTGCAAACCGTGTCGCTGTGGCTATGCCTCGCAGCGCTGAAGTAGCAGAGTTCATGTTGCCTCGTGATGTTCAGTTTTTCCCCGTTCAGGTCAAAGGCGTTCATTATTTGGTGCCTGTCCTGATGAACGTTGGCGGTTTGTTCGTCTACAAATACGGCACTGGCGGCCCTATCGCTGCCGCTTCAATGTCCTAATATGTCATGCTCTGACACTGCCACAATCCGAGCTATGCTGATACGCAGGTATCCGCAATTTAGCACAATCGACACGGATCTCATTGATGCCATGATCGACGATGCTAAACTGTTGGTGCCATGCTGCAAGCTCAGAGACCGTGCTGATCTCGCTGTGATGTACAAAGCGGGGGCTTTATTGGCCTCTGCTTTGGGAACAAGCTCAACGGGGTCTAGCACGGGTGGTGGTGTCAAGCGCATGAAAGAGGGAGACACGGAGATCGAGTATCACGCAAGCGGGTCAAGCTCCGGAGCTGTGACATATGCGAATGACTTTGAGCGTTTGTATGCTCAGATCGTTCAGGGCGTATGGCGCAATTCCCCACGGGTTTTAGGTGCGTGAGCGTTGAGCGAAAAGATCACGGATGGGAGCGGATCAAGCGAGAGCTTATGCAGCTTGAAAAGCACAACATCAATGCAGGGATCTTGTCAGACAAAGGATCGGATGCGGTCGATGGCGGCTATACGTTGGCTCAGATCGCAGCGTTCAATGAGTTTGGGACTGATCGAATACCGGAACGTCCGGCACATCGCACAACTTTCGAGAATTCAAAATCAGGTCTAAACAGACGCTTGGCGGGTGTTGTTGGCTTGGTTGCTCAAGGAAAGATTAGCTACACAACAGGCTTAGAGCGTTTGGGAAATTGGTATACAGGCGAATTAAAGCAAAGCATTATCAATTGGAATGACCCACCAAACGCTGACAGCACTGTCCGTCAAAAGGGCTTTAACAACCCGCTGATAGAAACTGGCCGCACAGTAAATTCAATAGATTTTGAGATTGTGAGATCATGACACTACTTCGCAGCCCTCACGATTTTACACGCTATGCAGCCGGAAGCCGTGACACAAAAGGCAGATGGACAGCAGGCGCAACAAGCACGATATCAGCCAATTGTCATATTCAGCCATTAAACTATGGCGCGATGGGCAATAGCCAAAGGCAAATGGTATCAAGCATGGGCCTGGAGCATGTGCAAGGATTTTGCCGGGTGTTCAGTGATGACGAACTGAGAGCAGCTAATAAGGCTAGCGGTTTGATGGGTGACACATTCACTTTTGAATCTAACACCTACGAGATTGTGTCAGTCAACCACTACACCAAGCTACTCCCGCATTATGACTGTATCGCTGCATTAGTGGATGAAAAAACAGTATGACCACACCGATAGACACAATCCATGATGTAATCCACGAATGGATTCAGCAGGCTACAGGTTTGGCTGACGGCAAGATTATCCCTGCCAATGAAACGGGGATGTCCACAGAGCCAACGGGCGATTATATTTCAATCAATATTATTCCTGATTTGGCCGCTATCGGTTACATGGATGAAATTCAGTACACCGATACAGGTGAATATACGGTTAAGGGCCACAGAAACGCTCTTGTAAGTCTTAATAGCTATGGGCCTAATAGTTATGCCTATCTATCCACTGTAAAAGCCACAGCGGACGCTCCAAGCATCCGTAAGCTATTTGCTGATGATCTGATCGTATTGGTTGAGTGTCGCAATGTGCGAGATCTCAGCGCACGCAAAGGTCAGCGGCTTGAAAATCGCTCACAAATGGACTGCATTATACGGTACGCAATGTCATTCACTGATGATGTGAACCACGTAGAAACCATAGATTACACTGTCAACGCTGTCTTTAACGATGGCGAAACTATAGAAGATTCGGTCACTGATTCAGTCACCGGGTAAATACCGTCATTAACTTTTGGCCCTGAAATAACGAATGACAACGCTTTAGCCGTTGGAGTTTTGTAGTTAAATTGGGGCTTTTTTTCATGCAAGAAATCAATAATAAAGGGGGCCGTTAAAAATGGCCATTTCTGAAGTCGTTGACGTTTCCATTACGGAGACACAGACAGGGACTACATTAGAGAGTTTTGATAAAATCGCCATTTTGGCGGCTGCTGCTGACACTACCCCAAGTAGCTATTCAGCCATCCGTACAAAAGCGTATGATGCGGATTCAAGCGGTCTTGAAGCCATTGCCGAAGATTGGACAGATTCAAGCGTGGCCTATGAAATGGCTGCACAGATCGTCGCCCAAGAAAATCACCCTGATACTATTTACATTATCAAGCGTGATGCTGCTGTTGCTACCGTTAAGACTGTTACATTTAGCGGAAACTTGGCAAGCGGCCACAGTGTAAGCGGCACTGTTAATGGACAAAGCTTTGGCCCTGTTGCGTTCAATACCGATGAGGCGACAACCCTCAGTGATATTGATACAGCCGTATCCGCTTTAGAGGGTGTAGCGAGCGTAACCACTGATGCAGGCACAAACACCGTTGTTATCACAGCCACTAGCGAATGGGAGCTAGATGTTTCATTCACTACCACAGGTACAGGCGCTCCTACTGCTACAGTATCCACTACTACAGCGGGTCGCAATGCTGCCGATGATATCTCTGATGCAATCGCAGAAGATGATACAAACGGCTGGTATGGCTTGGTTACAGGCGATACAAACAAGGGGCTTCAATTGGCAGTTGCTGCATATATCGAAACCACTGAAAAATATTACTGGCTGCGTACTTCAGAGAGCGCAAGCAAAACCGCTGGCGGTACAACCGCTTTGGCCGTTCGATTGGCTGGTCTAAATTACCGTCGCACTCTGGGATTCTGGCATCATGAATTAACAGAATACATTGACGCTGCCGCTTTTGCTTTGTATCTCGGCAACGATCCGGGCTCTATTCAATTGTTTGGCCGTGAATTAACCGGAGTCACCGCAACGCCCACAAGCTCACTAGATAGTACAGGCGTAAGCGTGTTAGAAGGTCGTGACTTCAACACATACCGGGCTTTCGGCTCATACGGCATGATCAAGAAGGGCGTTCGCTCTGATGGCGTTGTCGCTGAAGCCACACGGGATCTTGACTACGCACGTAATGAGTTCAGAGCGGCATTTCTGGTCTATCTCAGCCAGACATTAAAACCAACCTATGACAAAATCGGTTTAAGCCAGACTCAGGCTGTAGGCTCTGCGGTTCTTCAAAGAATGGTTTCAGAGGGCATATTTAGAAGTGATCTGCCTGCTGACTTTACCGTACCTGCTCTTGAAGATATCAGCTCAACTGATCAATCCAATCGCCTTGTACCTGATTGCATCGTGTCTGCAACGCTGCTTAAAGGTGTTATCAAGGTTGAAATCCCAATGCAGATCGCTATTTAAGGAAGGATTTAAACAATGGCTAATTTTTTACTTGCCCCATCACAACCGCACAGCATCAAGGATTATCAGATTATTCTGATGGTTCCTCTTGCCGGGACAAATATCCCTACAATACCGATCCCGCTGCTGTCTCATGGTGACGATAGCGAATCATTCAGCTATGAGCATATTAGTGCTGAAAAGAACACGGTCAAAGAAGATTGTGTGGGCGGCGCTCACTGGTCTATCAATCCTGGTGAATCTGGCAAAATCAAACTGAAGATGATGTCAACAGATTCAAACAATGCCATCCTACAGGCTCGATATGCGACCGTTACGCCTCTTGGAACCTTCCGCAATACAAACCCGTTTCACTTTATCGTTAAAGGCAATAATACTTTGCCCGGACAAGACAAATTGTTAGAGGGTTTATATTGCCGTATCGAGGGGCCACCCGCTGCCGGTCGTGGCAAAGATGTTGGATCTGTTGAATGGACGATTACATGCTCAAAACTAATGATCAATGAAGTCGGAGTTAATGCTTAAGCATGATTTTATCTAGTAAAGTTAATGACGGTGTTTTATGTCTCGATGTCAAAATGAGCGTGGGTGATGTTTCGTTTAAAGTGAATTATCATCCTGGCAGCGAAGCGGTCAATGCTCGCAGATTGGTGCAGAAAATCGCAGGCCCTCAAATGCAAGCGAGTATCAAGCTGCAGCAATCCGCTTTTAAGCAGATGCCCAAAGAAGATCAGGAGAAATTCACTTCATTGCAAGAGGATTTAACCGCACTTCCCAAAGGCTCTGAATCTTATCAAGGTATTCAGGATCAGATGGAAGCCTTGATCAAGCCATATTACAACATGGAAGATCAAGCCCGTTTGATGGCTGAAATCTCAGGCTCTATCAATTTAGAGCAAGAGAAGATGCTTGATGAGCTGCTGTTTACTCATGCAATCGCTGTCAATCATCCTGTTATTGCCAATGCGCCTTTGAGCAAGAAATCAAACTTTGACATGATCTTCAGGGGTAAAGATTCTGCAATTGTAGACGAATTGCGGAATGAGATCATCGAGTTTAACGGTTTTTTAGGGTAATTGATCAGGGCTCAAAAGGCTCTGGTCAATCAATGGAGATCCCTGCTGAAGTCTCACAATATTGGGAGCTTTGGTATATTTGGGCATCCGGTCGTGAGAGCATGAACAATTTGCAAGCATGGCCCTGGCA